GCCCGTCGATCTACCGCCACAACGGGTTCAGCCTGACGCCGATCTGGTGTTTTAGACGCGGCCGCAACGGCGCGCCCTACGGCTTTGTGCGCAACCTGCGCCCGATCCAGGACGGCGTGAACAAGCGCGCATCGAAGGCGCTGCACATCCTGAACACGAACAAGGTCTACATCGAGGACGGTGCCCTGTCGCCCGACATGAAGCCGGACGAGTTCATGACGGAAGTGAACCGTCCGGATGGCGTGGTGCGGCTCGCTCAGGGCGGTCTGGGCCGGATCAAGACCGATTCCGAACGCGGCATGGATCAGGCGCACATGCAGATGCTGGCGCACGACGTCGGCATGATCCAGCAGGTGGGCGGCGTCACCGACGAACTCATGGGCCGCAAGACCAATGCGACATCCGGCGTGGCCGTGCAGGCGAGACAAGAGCAGGGCTCGCTCACAACGTCCGGCCCGTTCGACAACCTGCGCCTGGCACACCAGATCCACGGCGAGAAGAAACTGTCGCTGGTCGAACAGTTCGCCACCGAGGAAAAGCAGTTCCGCGTCACGAACATGCGCGGCGTGCCCGAGTTCGTCACCATGAACGACGGCCTGCCGGAAAACGACATCACGCGGTCCAAGGCCGACTTCATCGTATCCGAGGCGGATTGGCGCGCCACCATGCGCCAGGCGTCGAACGAGCAACTGGGCGAAATCATGACCCGCCTGCCGCCCGAGATCACCGTCCAGATCCTGGACCTGTGGGCCGACACGCTGGACATCGAGAACCGCGAAGAACTCGTCAAGCGCATCCGCTCGATCAACGGTCAGAAGGACCCGGACGCGCTGGAGCCGACGCCCGAGGACATGGCGGCCGAGCAGGCCAAGGCCGTGCAGATGCAAATGCAGCAGCGCCAGGTCGAATTGGCCATGGCCGAGCAGGAAGCGAACATCGCCGACAAACAGGCCAGCGCGGCGCACAAGCACGCGCAGGTGGACGTTGCCCGCTCCGTCATGCTGAACAACAACATGACCGCAGCGAACAGCGCCATGAGCGCCGCCACGCAGGCGATCCAGGCGCCGACGATCGCGCGCGTGGGCGACGGGCTCTTGCAGCAGGGCGGATGGCAAGGTGGCCTGCCTGTGCCGCTGAACCTGCCGCCGGCCGCCGCGCAGGGCCTCCCGCCGCAGGCGGCAGCACCCGCACCAGATCAACCGCCGGCCGCGCCGGCACCAGTCGCAGCACAACCATAACCAAGGGAGAAACACATGCGTTACGAAGAACCGAAGGCACAAATCATGGGCGCAGCACAGATGGTAGGAATCCAAGCCGAGCGCGTGGAATCGCCGATCGAAAAGAAGTTGCGCGAGTTGCAGTCGGCGCTGGAATGTGCGCATGAAGGCGTAAATTTGCTGGACATCAAGCTCACGCCCGTGCGCGCCGTGTGTCCAACTGGTGCCGCTGGCGTGCATAAAACTGGCGATGAAGCATGCGAGATCGAATCGCGCCTGCAATACATGATCGACGCCGCATCTTACCTGTCGACCCGCTTGTCCGAACTGCGCGCCGAACTGCGCATCTGATCGCCTACAAGGAGAACCCCATGAATGATGACATCGTGAACGACGACCACGGCCTGACCCCTGAAGAAGAAGCTGCGCGCGCCTACAAGGGCGACGAAGACGAGGAGAAGAAAATTGTCGACCCGGATGCCGAACCTGCCGTCGAAACCGCTGAACAGCCAGCGCCTGCCGAGGCTGAAACTGCTGCCGCTCCTGCTGCTGGCGATGAGCCCGCTGCTGGCGCTGCAGATGCAGACGCGGCCCCTGCTGCCGACGCCAACGCGGAACCCGCGCCCGCCGCTGCTGCTGAACCTGCATCGCAACCGCAAGCAGCGCCGGCACCCGCACCGATCCTGATCGTCCAGGCGCCCGCCGACGCCAAGGAACAACTCGACAAGATCGCCGCCGACAAGGCCGCGTTGATCGAGAAGTGGGAAACGGGCGAAGTCACCGGCAAGGAATACCAGACCCAACTGGACGCCCTGAACGACAAGCAGTTCGACCTCAAGGCACAGGTCCGCGAGGCCGAACTCGCGCAGAAGATGGAAGACCAGCGCGTCCAGAACCAGTGGGTTGCCGACTGCAATGCCTTCCTCGCCAAGCACGAGGAATACGCGGACAAGACCGGCGAACGCTACAAGCTCCTGAACGAAACGATCATGGCGCTGGCCAGCATGCCGAGCAACCAGGGGCTGTCCAACGAAAAGGCGCTGGCCAAGGCGCACCGCATGGTGCAGGTGGAGATGGGCGAGACGCCGACACCGGCCGCAACGACGCAGGCGCCACCCACCAAGGTCACGCAGCACAAGGTTCCCAAGCCGGCCGCGCCGCTGAACATCGGCACCCTGCCGGCGGCCGACATGAACGACACCAGCGGCGGCGAGTTCGCATCCCTGAACGCCCTGCAGAAGTCGGGCGACGTCGAAGCGTACGAAGCGGCTGTCGCCGGCCTGTCCGAAGCCCAGCGCGCGCGCTATCTCCGCGCTTAACAAAATCACTACTGAAAGCGACACATGGCCCTGATGCGCATCGACCTGAAACCCGGCGAGCAACTGCAGATCGGCGACGTCACCGTGACGTTCGAGAAGAAGTCGGGACAGTCCGGCCGGCTCGCGGTCGATGCGCCGCGCTCCACGACCGTCAAGAAAGTGGCGGACGAGGCGCCAGGCATCGGCCTCATCGCCGCCAAGGGCATCATGACATCGTGAACCTTGTGTTGCTTTCAATCATTAATTTTGTTGCCACGCGTAAAATGTAGCCATATAATCGCGCACATCAACCAGCGCAGGAGTGCCGGTCGAATTTTCAAATTCAACCCTTTAGAAAGGCACTCCTATGAGCACCACGACTTTCGGTTCGGCTTCGCCGCAGACCGTACAAAAATGGTCCACCAGCCTGTGGATCGACCAGCGCGCGCAATCGTACTTCGAGCAGCGCTTCATCGGCACGAGCAACAACAGCATCATCCACCGCAAGACGGAACTGGAATCGGGCGCGGGCGATCGCGTCAAGTTCGACCTGTGCGTCCAGCTGCGCGGCCAGCCGACCGACGGCGATGACCGCGCCGAAGGCACCGAGGAAAACCAGAAGTACTACCAGGACGAGATCTACATCGATCAGGTCCGCAAGGCCGTGTCGGCTGGCGGCGAGATGACCCGCAAGCGTACCGTGCACGACCTGCGCGCGAACGCAAAGGACCTGCTGGCCGACTACTTCGCCCGCCTGACCGACGAACTGTTCTTCATGTACCTCGCCGGTTCGCGCGGCATCAACGAAGACTTCATCCGTCCGCTGGGCTACACCGGCTTCGCCGGCAATCCATTCCAGGCGCCGGACACGGACCACCTGCTGTACGGCGGCGTCGCCACCAGCAAGGCCACGCTCCAAGCCACGGACAAGCTCAACCGCTCCGTGATCGAGCGCGCGCTGAACAAGGCCGAGATGATGCAGGCCCGCAATCCGGAAACGGCAAACATGGTCCCGGTCAAGACCGGCTCGGAAGGCAACTACGTGTTCCTGATGAACCCGGACAGCGAATACGACCTGCGCAACGATGCGACGACCGGTTCGTGGCTGGACATCCAGAAGGCCGCTACCGCCGCCGAAGGCCGCAACAACCCGATCTTCAAGGGTGGCCTGGGCATGATCGGCGGCGCCGTGCTGCACAAGCACCGCTCCGCGATCCGCTTCAACGACTACGGTGCTGGCGGCAGCGTCAGCGCATCGCGCTGCCTGCTGCTGGGCCGCCAGGCCGCAGTCGTCGCCTACGGCACCTCGGGCGGCATGCGCTACACCTGGAAGGAGAAGATGAAGGACTTCGACAACGAGCCGACCGTCGCGGCAGGCTGCATCTTCGGTGTCAAGAAGACGCGCTTCAACGGCCGCGACTTCGGCGTGCTGTCGATCGACGTCGCAGCGAAGGACCCGAACTCGTAATGGACCCGGCCCGGAGTGATCCGGGCCATCCGACACTTTCTCTTTCAAGGAAAATATCATGGCTACTATCCTGTCCGATTTCGCCAAGCGCGTGCGGAACACCATCAACGGCGATTGCCACGGCGATGTCGTCGTCAACCGCTTTTTCGTCGATCTGCTGGTTGCCGATCTGGTCGCCAACAACGTCATCGACCTCGGCATCCTGCCGGCTGGCCACACCATCACGGACGCCGTGCTGCTGCCGGACGACCTGGATACCAACGGCACGCCGACTATCACGCTGGACGTCGGCATCATGTCCGGCACGCCGGGCGATGGCGTGTCCGCCCGCACCGTGGGCGCCGAGATGTTCTCGGCATCGACCGCCGCGCAGACCGGCGCCGTGGCTGCGATGACGCTGAAGACCGGCTTCACGCTGACCGCCAGCGCGGCCGACCGTTCCATCGGCGCCAAGATCGTCACCGGCCCGGCCACCGCCGCCGCCGGCCGCCTGCGCCTGCTGGTCAGCATGGCCCCGGTCAACAGCACGTTCGTGTTCTAAGCAGCACCCGACGGGGCCAGCCGGCCCCGTTTTCCCTTCCACGACATAGAACAATCCCAAGGAGAGCAGCATGTCGTCCACCCGCATCGAATCCAAACTGCACCGCGTCGGCGGCTCGATCATCCCGCTGGGCGGGATCGACTATCACTTCAAGCCGTACACCGATGGCGCGCATGTGTGCGAAGTCGCCAACGAAGACCACGCCGACCGCTTCCTGTCGATCACGGAGGGCTTCAAGCTGTACCGTGGCAACGGCATCCCGGCGGATGGCAGCGTTGCCGACACGATCATCACCAAGGAATACGCGGACGGTACCAAGGCCACCGGCCCGGCGCCGCTGCCCGATGTGTCGCCAGCTTTCGCGTCGTCCGTCCTGCTGGGCGGCGACTTCCCGGCATCGTTCGACATCCACGGCAAGACCTATGCACTGGGCGACGTCGTCGCAGCCGCACATGAATCGTCGGGCCTGACCGTCGAAGCCTGGAACGCCCTGCCGGTCGACGAGCGCGACGGCAAGATCGAAGCCGAGCTCGATCGCATCGCCGCAGCCGGCGAGCAGGCCGCCAGCACCGAGGACGAGCGCACCGCTCTGGTCGATCAGTACACCAAGCTCTACGGCGAAGCGCCGCATGCGCGCACTGGCGTCAAGAAATTGCGCGAACTGATCGCCGCCAAGCAGTAACACCATCACCACCAGCAAGGAGCCAGCAGCATGCAGAAGTTCGAAGAACCAGTCCAGAACCTGCGGGGCGACATCATCGCCCTGGCTCCCATGCTGGTCATGGTGGCCGGCACCGAAACGCCGGCCGTCGTGTTTTCCGATGCCGAGGGCCAGGATGCGATCGACGACCTGCGCACCGACCGCACGGGCGTGGTTTCGTTCTACGCACCGAATGGCCGTTACGACATCTACGTGATGATCAACGGCCTGCGCGTCGGCCATAAGCTCGACTACCTGATGCACGACCCGAACGATGTCGTCAACAACGACGTTGAGCAACTGGAAGCGGCACTCGATGCCGACGATGGCGCGACCCGCATCGGCGCCACGTGGTTCGGCAATGCGAAAGCCAAAGTGTCTGCCCTTGCAACGTCGCTCGGCGCGAGCCTGCTGGGCTTCATCCAGGCGGGCGCGGGCGCGGTGCTGCGCTCGATCCAGGACGAACTGCGCGAGAAGGTTACCCCCAAACAGTTCGGCGCGATCGCCGACGGGGTATCGCATCCACTGTCCGAGCGATTCGGATCACTGGCGGCGGCGCAGGCGGTCTACCCGCATGCCGCCGCGTTGACCGATGAAATCGATTGGGCCGCGTTCCAGGCAGCGATCAACTTCTGCGCCGCGTCGGGCCGCGCCAAGATGCTGACCGATAACGGCGACAGCGTATTCATCATCAACAAGTCGTTGCTCATTCCGAAGACGATGACCGGCGCCATCCTGCGCGGCGGCTCGTCCAAAGGTTCGTATATCAAGACGACGGGCGGCACCTTCCCGCTGCTGAAAGTCGCGGGCTCGTATTCGGACGTGTCCGGCTTCATGTGGCGCCCCGGTGGGTCCGGCCAGACGCCAATCCTGCTGTACGCGGCCAACTGCCATATCCACGGGAACCAGTTCCTGCCCGCCGTGAACCTGCAGGGCAGCGCGATCCAACTGGACGACGTCGATCCGGATACCGATCCCCCGCAGAGCGTTTCGGGCGCGTACACGCACGTCATCGAGCGAAACGTGATCGGCCTGGGCGGCGGCAGCTACGCATGGGTGCATGCCGTGGAAGACGTGAGCACGAACGGCATCCAGTCGTGCAAGCTCCTCAAAAACACGGTGACGGCG